TTCGGCCAACACGGCTGGCGGAACGGCTTTTCCTTCCATCAAGGCGGAGACGACCTGCACGCGATGACCAGACAACAATGGGTGCGCGGCTCCCGGACTGGGGGCCGCAGAACGTAACTGCTCCCGCGTCATTTCCCACGGTCGCAACGCACGTCCTTTGGCCTGCGTCTGCGTGCTCATTGCTCTCTCCACCCTACCCGATTTCGCGTTCCGTGATGTCCTCGGTCTCGGCGAAGCACCTCGTACACCGTCTCGCAGACCCCGCAGAGGGGACAGCGATGCGTGACCATCGGGAGCACCGCCGCGATCTGCGTTGTGCGCTCGATTTTGCAGCCCGCGACTACGTAGATGCCCCGGGCTATGTCCTCGTAGAGACCGCCCTCGACCAGAGACGGCTCGTCCGTACCTGGCCGCTGCACCCAGGCGCGCACCCATGAGTATTTGAGCGCGCCCAGCGGATTGCGCATATCGTGCGCCGCAGTATTCATTCGTCCACCCTCCAGAATATCAGAGCGAGCGGTGCCGTGCCCAGAGGGTGGACGCGGGCTCGAGCACCGGCTACCGCTCGCTCTCATTTTGTGATTGCTGATGTTCATCGCGTCCACCCCTCGCCTCTCGTACCATCTATATCATATCACGCTATTCGCGGCTGTCAAGCGATTTTGTTGAATTATTTCCATTTTTTTCGACGCCCCCCCCTGGCCGCTTACCGCCTCCGTCGCTCCCACCGCCTCCCGTTCGTCAGTGCCGACCAGACCACGGCTGGCTTCAGCCCCAGGCGCTCGGCGTACCGCCGGGCAGTCGGCCTGTCCTGCCTCGGCTCCGCGAGCCACTGCTCGAGCACGCCGGACTCGACCAGCTCCGCACGCAGGGCCTGCCAACGCCGCTTGCCCTCCGCCGCGTAGGCACGCTGCTCGCGGAGGTACTCACGTTCGTCCTCTGTGAGTTCCCGCGCCTGAACGAGCGGGATCGACTGCGGCTCCGACAGCATCGCGATGGCCGTCGCCAGCGACACACCCGCGGGCGACACATCGATTCGGCGTTCCGGCCGATCCGGCAGGTAGCACTCGCCGTGGTCGGCGACGCGAACCGTGACGACCTCGCCGTCCTCGGCGGTGAGCGTGAGATAGAATGTGCCCGTCCCGGCCCGGTGGTTCTCGACGTGGTAGCCCGTCCGCTGTGCGGCCGCATCAATCCGGCTCGCGTCGCGACTGATTTTGTGGTTGATGGTCTTCATCGCGTCCACCTCTCTGTCTCGTACCACTTATATAATACCACACCGCCGCCGGTTGTCAAGGGATTTTGTTGAATTATTTGGTTTTTTTCGGCGGCTCCGCGCGCGGCGCGCGACGGTTCTATCTCTCGACGAGGCCGACGGTTAGGCGGCGGGGGCGCCGGGCGGGCCGCGCCTCGGCGGCCAGGGCACGATATTTTTGGGTTGCCGGCGACTGAGGAAACGGGCGGCCCAGGCGGCCCGGTGGTACGAGGAGCACGGTGGACGTGCTGGCAGGGTGGGCCGCCCGCGACCGCGTCAGGCCTGCCTGGCCGGCAGGCAGGCGTCAGGCACACATCATATCACTCGGCGAGGGCGTCGTCAATCGTCTCGCCGCCCTCGTCGTTCGACGGCAGCAGACGCCCGAAGTGGCGCCGGAAGAAGGTCTGGAACGTGCCGCTCTCCGTCACGTTCGTCGAGAGAATGAACTCGTCGCCGACGGCGAAGTCGGCAGCCCCGGCGGTGATGGTGAACTCGATGCCGAGCGTGTCATCATTCGTTCCCGGATACGCCACGCCGGTGGTGGCCGAGGCACCCGCGCCCCGCCGGCGCGAGACGACCTCCCACGTCTCAGCCCCGGCACCGCCGCTGATGCTGGTGCACTTGATTCGGATGTCGTCCTCTATCGCCATCTCGGTTGCGTTCCACGCCGACGGATACCCTTTCCCGGTCAATGCCGTCGGCCCGTCGAAGTCGTAGGTCACAGTGATATCCGCATCCGCGCCGACCACCGCGTCAATCGTGATGCTGCCGCTGATGTCGCTCGCGTTGTCTTCGATGAGCGCCTGCTCGCCGGTGCTGTTGTAACTCGCCGTGTGCGCGATCAGGTCGCCCGCGCCCCGCGCGGAGTCGTTATACACCTCGACATGGTAGGAACCGCCGCCATCATCGATGATGCTCGCGTAGAGCACCCAGTCGCGGCCGACGAGCTCCGCGTTGTCGCTCGACATGCCTCGGATGTTTTCCCAGCCGCTGAGTTGGTTGTTGTTGTCGCCCGCCTCCGTGTACGGGGGCGTCACGGTCGGATGGTTCGCGTCTACGCTCTGGCTCTCGGCCTCCATCTTCGCCACCATGTCATCGAGTACGGCGTCGACCCCGCTGTACGAACTCTCCAGCTTCTCGGGCAGGCGGTTCGTGATGTAGGTTCGCACCAGGCGCGCGATGGTCGTCTCGGCGGACGTGGCGCTCTTGGCCGCGGACTGCACGCCCGCGAGGGCGTCATCGAGGAACGTCAGGTCTTCCTCGTCGTCATCGAGCTCCGCTGCGAGTTCGGACATCTGGTCGAGCAGGTCGGACGAGCATTGCTTCGCAATGTTCGCGGCCTGTACCAGCTCGCCGATGTCCCCGAAGATATGCTGCCAGTCGTATGCCATCAGTCAACTCCTCTCAATTCTCAGTCAGCGGGCACAAGCTGCACCCATGCGTCCACGTCGCGGTATGTCTGACTGTACGTTAGGCCAATCGTCCCAGCATAGACGCCCAGTCCATCGCCCTCAGTGATAATCCCCGCGCCGCCGCGTGTGATATTCGTGTGGTGCGTGGCGTCGAGTGTCACTCTAGGCGCATTCGCTAGCGTCGTAAAGGTATTTGTCCCGCCGCTTCGCGTGTCCGCCTGAGTCGCGGTCGCCACCGCGAACACTATGCTACCCGCCGTGATCGTCCCAGCGTTCGACACGCCCGTGACGGACGCGCGCATGGCCGTCACGTAACCCGCCTTGCACTCCGCCAGGAAGGGCCAACCGTGCGGCGACAAGGGAGGCACGAATGTATGGGTGCCGCCGTGGGGCGTGAGCCACACCGCGTCCGCCGTCCAGCTCTGCGCGTAGAAATGGAACCACTGCGCCCGGCTCCGCGGCGGGTTCGGCGCGTTCAGGTGCACGAGGCACCAGTGCTCCTTCGTCTTGTCCGCGACCTGCTCCTCGGCGAGGACGCGCGCCGTCCCGTAGGGGTCTGCGGTGAGGTACGTCTGGTCTTCCGTCGGGCGCGCCCACATCGACAGCGGCACAGCGGCAGGCCTGACCATCCGGCACGGCACGATCCCGCCCGTGTAGATGTCGGCGACGGAGTTCGTGTAGAGCCGGTCGGCGGTGATACCCCACATCTCCGGGTCGTCGCTCTTCGGCACCGACACCGCCATGATCGGCGGCGTGAGCCAGTCGTTCAGCGTGTTCCCGCCCATCGTGCCGGTCAGTTCGACGCACCGGAAGGGCGGTATCTGAGTGTCGCCGGTATAGCCGCCGAGCACCGTCGGCCCCAGCGAGGTCAGTTGAAGCGGCTCGGGGTTCCGCAACAGCAGACCGTCCGGGCCAGGGACGGCAGTCACGCCCTTGCCGCCGGACGTGCGGAGTATCGACTTGACCAAGGCGACAATGCGGTCGTAGTCGTCCTTCGTCAGCCGATAGCCCTTCGGGGGGTCGTGCGTCGGGAACAGGCCCACGCTAACTATCTCCTAGAAGAGGACGATGGGATTCTGCAAGCCGATGTCGCTGTTCAGCTTGTCGAAGTTATACGACTCATAGACCTTTGCGACGTGCACCGAGACGAGGCCCACACAGACCTGGTTGTTCGCCGCAACGGCGCTCTCAAGAATGTATCGACCCTTCATGTTCCACAGATATTCCCAGCCCTCTTTGTCGACCTTGACCTTCGCCCGCGCGCCCGCCTGCGGATGGTCGATGCCGAAGACGGAGTCCAACTCGATTTCCATGTCCTTCTGGTTCCGGCGAATCAGGAAGCGGTACTGAACCCGCACCTTCTTGTTCAGATTCAAGCCGTCGATCACCGGGGCGAGGAACAGGCACTCGCCGGGCTCGCACTTGAGCTTGCCCCCGATCCAGAACTCCCGGTCGTTCGTGTGAGCCGTGCCTTCCTCGAGCGCGCGCAGAAAGCGGTCATCCACTTCGTCCTCATCGAAGAACTTCGTCACCGTCGCCGCCATGTACGGCGAGTAGATATCCACGCCCTCGACCTCCTTGCCGTCCTGGCTGCGCCCGATGGCCGTAGATACGTCCTCCGCCCCGTTCGGCTGATCCTGCCAGTACCGCCGCTGGTATTCGTACTTTTTGACGTTCGTGATATGCACCTGCTCCGGTGACATGTCCAACGTCCAGTAATCGTCCTCGCGGTCGCAGGTGAAGACGACCGTAACTCGGCAGAGCGGATTGTCCGGGTCGTTCTGAATGTTCTGCGCCGTGATCTCGCGCGCGTGCGCATCCAGACCGTGCCAGCCCTGGTCGGCGATTGGCGCTCCGTACCGCGGGCAGAGCGCGACCGCGTCGCCGATGTTCAGCACGCGAACATCGTATTGGTAGGTGACACTATACCCGCTCGCAGTCTCGGAATACTGTGGATAGCCGTGGTGTATCGTCACCACGTCCGGCGTTGGACAGGCCATCGTCGTTCTCCTATGTCAGACCACCGCCGTCTATCTTCCTCGCCGTCTCTTGTGTCGCCTCTCGAATCTGGCGCAGCTCCTCGAGCTGGTAGCCGAGTATCTGCGTGGTCGGGCGCATCTGCGCCGCGGCGGCGCCCGCGAACGTGCCCATCACCGTCGTCGTGAAGTCAAACAGTCCCGGCTTCGCCCGCGGAACTTCCGGCATGGAAATCCGCGGCACCACCGGCTCTGCGGGCTTCGTCGTTTCGGCGGGTCGGGCCGGGCCTTTCTCGCCGCCCGTCTCAAGGATCTTCATGTACGAGCGGTACTTGACCATGAGCTCCGCAGACTTCGCTTCAATGTCGGCGATGCGCTGACGTACCTGCTCCTCCGGCATCCCGCCGAGAAGCATCTGCTGAATGTAGTAGCCGCGCGCCCAGCCAGCCATCTCCTCAAGCCGCTTCGTGAGCCGCCGATGGTTCTCGTCCATCACCTTCAACTGTGACTCGAGCAGCGGAAGCATCTGCTTCGCCATCGAGACGTTTGCACGCCTGAATGAATCTACCGCAAGACCAGCGGCGTTCCCCGCTTCATCATAGGCAATGCCCACGTCGCCCAAGCGCTTCGTGAGCGTCGCCGCTATGTCGTTCGCTTCCCGCTGCTCCTCGTTGCTACGGCTCTGCTTCTTCAGAAGCTCGTCCAGCCGGGTCAGGAGCCGGGCGTTTTCATCGTGGAGTTTTGCCGTCGCCGCAATCTGCTTCTCGAAGCCCTGTTGCAACTCCGGCATGGCCGTCCGAACCTTGGTAAACCAGATAGCGAGCGCCATGAGAGCGGCGACGAGGCCTAATGGTCCGATTGCCCGCTTCAGTATGAGCGCTGCCATCTTCAGGCCGTACATTGCCATCCTCGCTGCCTTCGCCCCCAGCGCAATTGCGTTTAGCACGGCCCCAACCGCCATAGTGGCGATGGCGAGTTTCCCGAATGTTTTGACGAGACCCGGATTCGCCTGTACCCAATCGCGAACGGTGGTCAACGCGGAACGGAACCACTTGACGAAATCCGTGACCGGCCCGGCCAGTGCCTCGCCGATGGTGCGGAACAACTCCTCTCCTGCGCGCCTCAATTGTTTCCACGCATGCATCTGCTGGTTCGTGCGGTCGGTGAACGCCTGCTGCGCGAGCCCAGCCCGGTTAGTCGCGAAAGCAATGTCGCTGATGAACCCGGCCTGCTGCTTGAAGAGTGGGCCAACCGCGCGGAATGACCGAACATTCGGAAAGATGGCGGCGAGCTGCTCCTGCGTCGCGCCGCCTGCCACAAGCTTGTCGATAACACCCTTCAGGCCCATCGTCCGTATCGTCGCGGTGTTCAACTCGAAACCGAACTCCCTCGCGGCCTCCTTGGCCTCCTCTGTCGGTTTGATGAAGCTAGTCAGAAGCGCATTGAGCGTTATTACGGCCCGCTGCGACTTGATGCCGCCGCGGGTCATCGTGGCAAGCGCCGCTCCCATCTCTTCCATCGTCAGCCCGCACAGACTCGCGTTCGTCGCCACCAGCCCAATGCTCGGGGCCAGTTCCCCGAACGTCGTCTTACCGCGCTTGACGACCGCGAAGAGCCAGTCGGTCACGTCGCCCGCCTTCGACGCCTCAAGCCCGTAGGCGTTCAGCATCGTCGTCACCGCATCTGCCGCGGTCTGCGTGTCCGTGGCGCCCGCCGCCGCCGCTATCATCGATGCGCGCAAAACCCCCATCGCATCTGCCGCGGGCACACCTGCCGACAGAATGTCGTAGAGGGCCTTTGTGATACTTTCTGTGCTCTCGCCGAACTCGACGGACATGTCGCGCACACCGGCCCGGAAGGCTGCGAGGTGCTTCTTGTCGGCCTCGTCCAACATCGTGTTGACATGGCCCATCTGGTCTTCGAATGACGCGAAGACCTTGACGCCGAGGGCCAGGGGCGCCGCCATCAGCGTCCCGATTTTCAGGAAGTCCTTCCCGATTGTTTGCGCGCTCTTGGCGAACGTGTTGAGCCGCGCCTGGGCCGCGTTCAACCCGGCGTAGAACTTCTTCAGCCGCGTGCCGACCTCGATGTAGGCACCACCGGCGCGAACCTCACCCACTCGCTTTCTCCTTCCTGCCTAGCGCCCGCCTGCTTACCGACGAGGCGGGCGACTTCGACCCGCGACCTGCCTTGCTCGCAGGATGCTTCGCCTTGTACGCCTCGAACCGCCGGAAGATTTCCTCCTCGGGCAGGTCGTCCGGGAGCGTGTCCATCAGCCGATCCAGCATTCTCAGCGCTGCGCGCTGCTCGAGCTCCGCGAGCTTCCCGCGTATCGGGTGGAACCGCTCATACTCCGGGGGCCGCTTCATCGGGCGCGGCATGCAGAAGCACACCCACGCGGCCACATCCCAGACGGCCATGTCGTGCTCTTCGGCACGCCAGACAAGCTCGCGGAGCGAGAACCGCCACGGCTCAACCCCCGTGCGGGCTGCTAACCGGTGGACTTGCTCCCACGTCCAGCAGCCCTCGTCGGAAAAGGGTCGGCGATCCCCTCCTCGTCGGCTACCTCTTGCAGTAGCCGCGACAACTTCGACGTGGACGGGAACAGCTCGAAGACCGCGAGCATGGCGGCGATGATGGCCTCGCCGAGCGACTTCCTGATGGCCGCGCCGAACTCGGCCTCGGTCACGCCCCGCGCCTTTGCCTGCTCCTCACAGCCCAGCCAGAGCAGCGTCGGCATGTTGTCGAGACCGCCGCACATCTTGGCGACCATCGTCTCCACGTCCGCCGGGGAGAGCTGCATCTGCCCGTCCTCCGTCGGTGTCGGCACCCCAGCGACCGCCTCGGCGGTCGTAGCAAACAGGCCGACCCCTGTCTCCTGCTGGAAGCGCTTCACGTGCCAGAGATTCAGCTGCGGCCGCCAGACGCGGCCTTCGTCGTCGATGAACTCGGCGACCTCGGCCAGCTTGGAGCTTGCCTTTGTCTCCGGCCCTTCGCCCGCCGGCGGCTGGCTGGCGGATGCATCCTGTTCCGAACTCATTGCCTTCTCCGTATTCTGGTGTTACTCGCGGCCTAGCTCAGCGAGACGGGCGACATCGCGCCGGTCATGCGCAAGGTGCAGTTGAACCCGACCGCGCCGTCCAGCGGTTCCGGCCGCGCCATGCGCGTGACAATCGCGCACCCGCTCCAGCCCGCACCGTCCTCGTCCTCGAACTCGACCTCGATCTCGGAGCCGTCCATGAACGCGGCGCGCAGTGTCGCCAGGCCGGTGTTCGTTGCGACCCAGAGCTGGTCGATGGTCGCAGACGCCTGCTTCAGGCCCTGAAGCCACTCGCGCCAGCCCGCGGAACTCCGCGTGGTCACGTCGATCTCGTCGGCCGTCATCTCGAGCTCGACGGTCTGCGCGAGGCCGCAAACATTGCCGCCCGCCCGCAGCACACAGTTGTAGCCCTTCTTGCCAACAGTCGTGCACGCCATCAGTCTCTCCTTCCATTCAGTCTTCAAGCACGCGGCAGAGCACCCGGACTACATATCCGGGAAAATCGCTCTCCGCACTAATTTTTATCGGCGGTTCGGCGTAGACACCCCATTCGCTCCAGCCCGTCAGGTACGGGCAGAGGTCGCAACGGTTCACCCGTTCCCAGACCGCCCAGGCCGCGGCGAGAACGTCCTTCGCCGAACCCTTGTCGCCGAACACGGAGATGTCTACCATGCACTCGGCACCACGCTTTGCCCGGCACCCCCAGCCCCTTCCGCCGACCTGCGTCAGATAGAGACACGTTCGGCCCGCGTCATCCGGCACGCCGTCTTCCGTGGTGAATATCGCGGGATCGTTCGCGTGCCCTGGGCCGAAGTCATACGTCGCGAGCAGGTCGGTGACGTTCGCGTCGCCCGCCAGGTGCTGTGCCAGTGCTTCAGGGAGGTCGATACTCATACCGGCGGCGGCCCTCCGTTCAGGCGCGCGCCCGCTGCGGTGCCTGCGAGCGGCAGGTTGCGGAACAGTTCAGGGAGCGCCCCGGCGGCCTTCAGCATAGCGGGCCGCATGAACGGCCGCGGCGGGAAGTACCTGCCTCTCCTGTCTATCAGCCCGAACTCATGAATCTTGCCGTAGAAGACCTTCGGGCCGGCCAGATACGTTCCGACGGAGGTCGGGCCTTCGACATCAATGCTGCCTGCCAGCGCGGTACTCTGCCGGTGCGGGGGTGTCCCCGGCGGTGACGGCACGTGGCGCTTGCCGCCGCCGACCATCGAGCGCTTCGCCTCGCGGGCGATTGCCAACGCGGCGAGCTTGATGCGCGGGATGGACGCCGCCTGCACCGCGGCCGCCGTCGCCGCTGCGTTCAGCCAGGTTTTACAGGTCAGCTCCAGCATCCAAGACACCTCATATCACCGGGAATATCGGCTGCTCCAGCCGCTCGACGGTAAGCTCCTTGCGGTTCTCGCCCGGAACCCGCCGGATTCGCGTCACCTTGTAGTACGCCTCCGCCGTGCCGGTCGCCGTGACGTGAATGAACACAGCCGCGCTCATTGCCATGCCGCCCTCGTCGTTCACCGACACACAGAGCACGAAGTAGTCGCCGGGTGTGAGCGCCACGTCAATGTAGCCGCTCGCCCCGACCACGCCCTGGTTCGTCCAGTCAGTCGCGCCGACCGCCTGGGTGTATATCGTGTTCGTCGTCCCCGCATCGTAGCCGCTGATGGTAACCCGCACGTCGCTGCCCGCCCGCGACAGCGTGACCGTCGGCGTAGACGGCGGCTCCGCCTTTTCGTCGTAGCGGCCGAATGATCCGGCGGCCAACCAGTTCGGTATGCGCAAATCGGCCATCGTCTACTAGGCCCAGGTCGGAGTCCAGGTTCGCGTCGCCTCGTCGTACACCAACGTCACCAACAGGTGGCCGTCCGCATCGTATAGTTCGCGCGTCTTCTTATCGGCACTCAGCACCGACTTGCCCGCGACGGCGCCCTTGACGACCTTGTCATGCGTAGCAAGCGTCGCCTCCTTCGCAGCCGTCGCATCCAACGCTGCGTTATCGGTTCCCCGCATTGGAGTACCATGCGGCTCGAGGGCCTTGATGTCCGTGTCATGCGTGGCGAGCGTCGCCTCTTTCGCCAACGCCTCCAATTTGGCATCGTCGTCCAGTGTACCCGCGAACCCGCCGGCAACGTTGTCCGTCAGCGTCCAGGGGCCGTGCACGTGAATCGTGCCGCCGGAGCAGGTCGCGCCGATGATGAGCATCCCGCTCCCCAGCAGCGCCGCCTTGTCCGTCCCGCTCGCGCCCAGGTTCGCCAGTTCAATCCCGCCCGACCAATCGAGCGCGAGCAGCATCGTGTCGCCGACACCCGCGCCGAAATCGAATACCGTCGGGGAAGCCCCGCCGCCGCAGCCGCAGCCGATCAGCATGTACGTGCCAGCGCTCAGCAGCGTTATCGTGCCGCCGGTGAACTGGCAGCGCGAGAACGAGACGGCCTCGAATGACGCGGTGCCGATGGTACAGTCTACGAAGTGCGCGCCCGACCCGCTCGATACCCCGCTCACGGTCGCGCCTTCGATGTGGCTGTTCGCAATGGACTGCCCGTTCAGCACCAGCGTCCAGCCATTGCCGACCAGCGTGTAGTCTTCGGTCGCGCCGCTCAGGGTAATCGTGCTGCCGTTGAACACGTGGAACTTCTTGATGCCGAGCGACGCCGATATCGTGAGCGCGTCAGCCCAGCTGTTGACCGGCCTGTCAGCGGTGCCGTTGATGTAATCTTCCGTACCCGCCGTGCCGTTCACCGTGTCAATCCAGATTGCCCCGTCGGAATATCCGGCGCTGCGCGTGACCGCCGCGTAGGACACGAATATCTGGTCTACGCGCAAGACCGCCGAGGACAGGCCCGTGCCGTGGAAGCGAATCTGAACCGTGCCCGCATCGACGTGACTGGTGAACAGGTTCCACACATTGACGGAATCCGCGCTGAGGTTCGTGCCCTCCAGCGTCCCGATCTGAACCCAATTCGGCGAGGCGACCGTCCCGGCATTCGCGTACACCGCCAGATCGTCGCCCTTGCTGTTCACCCGCCCGGTCATCGTGACCGAAACGGGCGTGCCGTCGCCGCTGATCTCGAAGTTGTAGTAGCAGTCAATCTCGCCGCCCGCCGAGGACAGCGTGTGATACGTACCGTCAAGCGCGTGTGTGGAGTCCTCGTCGTTCGTCTCGGACGTGCCCACCGTGATGACAAACCCGTCCGGCTCTGCCTTCGGCGGGGTATTCAGGGCCGCCGCCGTGACGGCGATGGCGTCAAGCTGGTGCTGCTGCGCCGGCGCGTACTCGTCCGTGTAGCCCGTGCCGTCGTAGGTACTCTCCAGGTTGTCGGCGGCCGTCGCGTCGTCGCTGATCTCCTTGACATTCGCGTCCAGCGTGTCAGTGCCGAGGACGAGCGAGTTGTAGACGTTCGCCGGGACGATCTCGTACCGGGGCGACTCGAATGTCAGCACGCCGTCGGCGTAGGCGACAACCCACAGCACGCCCTCGGTATCATTCTGCGCCGCCGTGATGCGGAGCTTGTGCATACCGGAATCGACGTGCGCCCAGTAGTTGTGGCTAGCGTCGTCGGTATTGCTCGGGGTGATGGACGTGGCGCTGACGCCGTTCGTCGTCTCCTGAAACAGAACGACATCAATCCCAGCGGCGTTGTACGCGACCGACTCCTGCGACTTGAAATCCGTGTCGTCAATCGCCGGGCCGAGCGTTACCGTGATAACTGTGTCAACTGGCTTCAGAATCATGCCCTATTTCTCCGCTTTGCCATGTCCAGATACCAGGGATGACTCGCTGGCATCAGGTCCAGGTTGTTCACGTAGAAATCAATGCTCCGGCCTGCTGTGCCGTCGTTCCGGCTCGACGCCGCGAAACAGTACCGCCGCGCCGTCCCGTCATCGTCCATCGTCAACGTGTCTACGAGCGTATTGAACTCGTCGGAGTATACCCCGCACGTCACTGTTGACCCGCTCCGTGAGTAGTCGAACCACATGTACTTCCCTACGTCCGACCGGTCGGCCGTGTTGTCACTGTCCTGAATAGCCGCGTTCTCAAAGTGATAGACGTACCAGCGGACCTTCGGCCCGGTTGAGCGCCAGAACCACTCGATGCCAGCCGCGTCCGTGTTGTTGTAGAGGTCGTCTACCTCCTGCGCCGCCGAGGGCCCCATGCCGCACGACCAGTCCGCGCCCCCCGCCGAAACCTTGACCTTGCAGCGCCAGTTGTAGTCACCGCTGAAATATCCCGCGCCGAAATCCTTGTAGATATAGCGGTCATCATTCTGTGGTATGTCATCCGCGAATATCTGGTATTGTCCAACCGTGAAATCCCCACCGGGATCGGTGAATGTCTCAAAGTCCTGAGGCGGATCTGGTCGAGGTTCCGCACGCTCGATCACCAGCAAGGGATTGCCTTTGATATGCCTGTCCCAACCATCGTCGGCGCGAGCCGCCAGTTTCGCCTCGAACGCTGGGTCCTCGTCCCACTCTCGCCAGCCCGGCGGGAGCGGATACACCACCCGGCGGTACTTGTTCAGTTCCCTCGCCAACCGCATCAGCCGCCTGTCCCAGCCCGCCAGCGCCGCAGCATCTCCCACGAGCGACGACCGCTGGGCCATCAGCTTCTGCTGCATCCGGTGCAGGCAGTCCAGTTTTTCCTTTTTCGTGCGCGCGATGGGCGGAAGCTCGATAACCGAATGCCCTTTGCCTGATGGCGCTGCCCTTATCATGTCTCGGTCTCCGACCGTAACTACCGCTTCACCATCGCAACAATCAATCCGGCGACGGCCATGCCCAGAATCGTCATGAGCAACGTCGCCCAGTTCGGTAGGCGCCCAAGCAGCCGATCCCGCATTTCCGTGATTGCACTCTTCACCTCGCTCATGTCTCTCTCCAGTGCCACGATTCGTTCTTGGTTTCGGATGCCCAGAGGGCAACCCTCGGGGGCGGAAGCCATGTCGTTACTCCTTGCCTTCTCTCGTCTCTACAACCGGCCGAACGGTTCGCACCCGCTCGTGTGCGATCTCGCAGTATTTTTCGTCGATCTCAATCCCAATCCACCGGCGGCCGAGCTGCTTTGCTGCCACGCACGTCGTTCCAGACCCACAGAATGGATCAATGACAACGCCGTCGGGCGGGACACATTGAACCAACTCACATAAGAGCTTGGTCGGCTTCCCTGTCTGGTGGTGCTTGTCCGACCGGCGGACCGGCACGTGAAATGCGCCAGGCCATGGGCCCCCATGTTTGCACGGTCGCGTCGTGCCCTGCGTGCCCCAGATCACATATTCGCACTGATGGCGGAAAAAACCAGTGTGTGGCGCCCGCGCCCCAAGCCCTTTGTCCCAAGAGATGATCCCGCGCCAGACAAACCCACCTGCCTCAAGTGAGTCTGCGGCCACGCTTAGTTGCCGCCAATCGGTGAACATCAAGGCGTACCCTGCTGGCACAACCAAGCGACAGCACTGCGACAACCATAAGGCACACCAATAATGCCACCCCCACTGGCTGCGGCTATCCCCGGAGAAATCACGGCGCTTCAGGATGGTTCCTGTCTGAACATATTTTGAGTGCGTGGGTGCCGACCGATCCGCTCGCGTGAATCCGCCCGAGGAATATGGCGGGTCTGTGATCACTACGTCGATGCAGGCGTCGGGCATGTGAGCCAGTACGTCTAGGCAGTCTCCGCAGACGATACACCCATCGGATTCTCCGGCGAGAACGGCGTCGATTTCCGGATACTTGCTCATTCGTTTCCTGCCCAGTGCATGTCAACTCATAAGTTCTTTTCAGCGCTCGCCAGGCGGCTCCTCTTGCGACAAATGCGACCGGATGCTGGCCCACACGCTGGGGAAGCACCAGGCGATGCACACCGCGATTGCCGCACCGGCAACGACGAATATCCACGCCGCCGCCACGATCATCAGCAGAACGGCCGAGCCGCCCGCGAACGCGATGAATAGCGCCAGGTTCGCGGACTTCAGCCAGATCAGCGCGACCGCGACCGCCGCCACGGTGGCAATCCCCATCGTGATTATCGTGCCCCAGTTGATCTTCGGCGCCAGCCACGACCGCCGGGTATATTTCTCGCCGCTCAGGTACACCTTGCTCGGAGCCGGAATACCCTGGCCCTTCGGCGTCTCGACCGTCACGGTACTGTTCTCGACCAGCAGCTTCGCCGGGAACTCGCCGTCCGGCGCGACCTTGCAGCCCGCGGTCGCCAGCATCGCCAGAACAATGGCGATCACCACCGCGCCCGATACGATGACTCGGATCGGCTTTCGCAACATTTCGATTCCTCCTCTCTAAGTGACCGCCTCGGTAACCCGCAGCACGTCCTCGACGGCCACGTCCTCGTTCACGTCCACGATGATCGCCGTATAGTCTTCGTGGACGACCAGCGTGCCCCAGGTCACGCGCCCTGAGGCATACGTCTTCTCGAACTTGCCTTGCCCGACCTTCACCCGCGTCGGGCGATAGAGTGTGAACGGTTCGTTCATTGCCTTATCCGAGTCCTATCCGAACCCTATCCGAGCGGCCTCCGATAGACGAACGGTCGCAGCATGACCGCAATGTCGCTCTTGACCAGCTCTGCCCAATTCACCGCAGCCGAGAATGCAGACTCTCGCTCCACCCCGCCCGCGGCCCGATAGACGCGGCTCATCAGTTGCAGCGCCGCGAGTTTCACGCCGTCCGGGAAATCCGTACTGTTGTAGCCAGCGGTGTAGATCACCTCGTACTTGTTGTTCAGCGCGTACCACTTGGCACCGCCGAGCCGCAGGATGCGCGTCGTCTCCGCACGATAGTCCCCGCTGTCAACCACGCTGTCGCTGTCCCTGTCCGTGATACTTGTCACAGACCGGATCGGCGCGACGTGCGGCCAGAGGTAGCGGCCCCCGCCGGGCAGGTAGTCCGTGAATGTCTTGTACGAGGCGGCATCTCGGAACCAGCTACCGCAGTAGCCCGCCAGGTAGTCGAGCACGCCGTCGCGCAACGCCGTCAAAACGTCGTCCATCGCATCGTGACTGATGCGAAGCTCTTGCTTGATTTCATCGAGCGTTATCAGCGCCATCGCCTGCTATCCTTTCGTTACGAGCACTCCATCGGCTCGGACGGCCCGTCATCCTCCGCGGAATCGGTCGCGGGTTCGTCCCCCGCCGGGGCCGCCGGAGCCGTGCACGGCCCTGAGCGGTCTGCAACGGGCTCCGCGCGGCTCGCGTCCGCGACCTGCTCCGCGACCTGCTCCGCGACCTCTTCCGTGATCTGCCTGTCCGCGAGCGTTCGCTTTGCATTCCCGACGATGCGAACCAAGCCCGCCGCCGCTAGCTGCTGCGCACGCGGCCGGCTCATGATGTCCTCGTCGCCCTGGCGACGCGGCTGGGCCATGCCATCCCGAATGCACACCCAGTCCCGCCTCCACTCCACGAGCACTTGCTCCGCCATCAGCGCTTCCTCCAGTCCACCATGCCCGTCCAATGATTGTCCGCGCCGTCGAGGAGCGTCACCGCCCCCCAGCGCGAGAACCAGCTTTCGACGGCGAGCGCATCCTTCCAGCCCGGCGCGACGTGCCCGTTCGCTTGCCGATCCGCTGGTGAATACAAGCCCTTCGGGATGCTGAAGACGAGCCGCCTGCGGGCCAGGTGATACAGCTTATCCATCACCAGTTCCGGCCGCTCGAAGTGCTCCAGCACCTGTAACGCGACGGCCGTGTCGAACGCACCGTACCAGCGCCTGCCCATGCTCAGGATGTCGGCACACAGGAACTTGTGCTCCGGGAACCGCTTCCGCGCCTCGCGCACATAATCGGGACTGATATCGACGCCGAGGTACTGCGTGCCCGGCTTCAGGTACTTCGTGAATGTCCCGAAGCTCGGCCCGACCTCAAGCACCGGCGACCCGCAGTGAGCCGCTGCGACCTTGAACTCGGCAGGCCGGTCGCGGAGGTCGCCTCGCGCCAGTTGCCGGTGGACGTGCTGCCTCCACCAGCCCGGCGAGTTCAGACCGTGGCGCTTACTCGCCCGCCGCGTCTCGACTGTGCTCGGCTCGTACACTCGCCATCGCCTCCTGCACGATGTCCGGCAGCGGCCAATCCACCGCCTTCACAATGCCATCTCCGCAGTCGCCCAACTTTCCGTCCCAGCCGAACCAGGCCTTTTCCGCGTCGCCGTGGCGGCCTCCGTCGCGTTCCTTGTAGTACCGCTTCTTCAGCGCCATCATCCGCTTCGGCAGTGCGTGGCCGAGGTGATAGAGCACCGTCTTCGTGCCCAGCACCTTGACCGTCTCCAGGTTGCGGGCCGCCGGCCAGACCCGCTCCCCGTCCGGTCGCAGCGGAACCACGTGCCGCCGCCACGTGTAGGACGCCCGCCACGGGAATAGCCGCACGTGCGGCCAGACCGCGCCGTAGGGCGTGGTCGGACTCGGCAGGCCCCAGCGCGCCAGTTCGCGCGATACCACATGGTGCCGCTCGTCGTGCCAGAACGTAACCGCCAGTGGGCACCCGCCGCGTATCTTCCCCGCCTCGATGGCCCTGATCATGTGCTCCAGCCCAACCCAAATCTCGTCCGCGTCGAGAATCATCGCGTAGTTGCCAGTGATGTGCTCGCAGCAGGCCAGCCGCATCGCCTTCCGGGCCGAGTCCTTGTGTTGGCCTTTCCATACGTCGCGCTCTATCAGCGTCAACTTGCCGTCGGGGTCGGGGAAGCTCTTCAGAATCTCCAGCGTGCCGTCCGCGGGCCACTCGAACCGCTCCTCGCGCCCGTAGGCGATGATAATCTGGTGTACGTGCGGATAGACGGCCCGCAGCGCGAACTCGACCGTGCGTTCGCAGGCATACGCATTCATCAGGGCCGAAATGCGGCAGGTCGTAGACTGATGGAGCGGCGTCCGGTTGACCGCATCGACCAGCGCTTGCAGGCCGAGGCGCTTGTTGGCCCACGTAACCGATGTCTTCGGAGCGCGACCGGACTTCGCTATCATCTCGTGCGCCTTCTTGCAGAA